CATGTGTTACATTTGCTTCTTCCATCTCTTTAATCTGAGTTGGTATTACATAAGTACTAAATATTACTTTTCTTGCGTTTGCCATTAATTAGCCTTATAATATTCTACTGTTGAGGTTTCTCCAGACGTACATTTAACCTTAATTACTGCAGAATTAGATAGTTGAGAAGCAAATGCTTCACTGCTTGATAATATAATAATATAAGTCGTTCCATCAACACATAATAACACATCGTTATCACCTGTATTTTTAATATAAAAAAAGTCAGTAGAGCTTGTTAAAGTACTAGACGCACTATCAGTTACTGCAAAATTTTCTACCAAAGATCTTGAACCTCCTAATGTAGCTCCTCCTATATCTGCAGTTCCTGAAAACTTTTTACCAGCATCACTATCTAAATAATATCTATCTCCAGCACTATGTTGCTCTTGAGGTGTAGCATGATTTTTATATCTTACTCTATAAGTAGTAGCCATTACCTAGCTCCTTGAGGTTGCTTAGGGGCAGCTATACCAAATGCTTCAGTATACTGCTGTCTTAATGTATTATATTGAGCTTGTAATCCTTGCATCTTTGCACCATGCTCTTGAACTTGTCCTGCAATATCTGCTTGATATGCAGCTATTTCATTTTGAAATCTTTGCAATTTACTACTATATTCTGCTATTTGCTTTTGTTGCTCTAAATCTGCATCTTTTTGAGCTTTTGCTGATGCCACTTGAAGTTCTTGTAAAGCCTCTTGTACTGTGGATTGATATTCAACATTAGCATCATTAAATATATTTAGTTGATTCTGTATAGCAGCTTGATATGCTCCTATATATGAATTAATTTTTTGTATTTGAGCTGCTGCCAATTCCGTATCTTCTTCTGTTTCTATTAGGTCTGCAAGCACATCGTACCAGTGATTAAAGTTAACCTGATCTGCTGAAGTTCCAGCGGCACCTGCTACAATTGTCCCAGTAATTTCTTGAGTGTCTCCTGTTACTACAGGCGCTGTATAAGTAGGAGCAGTTCCTAAGCTACCAGCTGTTTGCAATACGACAGTTGCTCCTGCAAAGCTAGGAGCAGAAGGTACATCAGGCGGCACAGCTGTAATTGATAAATTAGCTATCCCACCTATAGTTGCTTGCACCAATCTCATTGATGCATAAATTGTTACTAAATAAATTTTATCACTTGGAAAGTATTTTATATCAGTATCATTATAAGCTAATGCTGATCCGCTTGCATCTACAGGAGTATTATTTACATAATATATCTTATAAGCATTTGGATCTAATCCAGGAACTGGAAATACACTAATCTTTCCATCTTCATCTTGCATATATGCAGGATTTATTGCAGAAGCATAATTTAAACTATCTGGATCTGTAACATCATATTGTAATCCTAAAGATATTTTTCTGCACTTTCTCCATTGATTATTAGTGCCATCTTCACGGACAACAGTAATAATTTTAGCTCCATTTAAATCAGCACCATTAGATGTTTGTTCGGCTGTAGAAGCCATAAACATGTCTGCATCTTGAGGTCTAATAGCTAGCCACTTATTAGTAACATCTATTACACCATCTTTTAAAAACTGAGAAAGCTCATCAGTATCAGATACTGTGAGCGAAGTTAAATCTTGAACTTGTTCTTGAAAAGTTGCCATTTATTATTCCTAAGGTGTCCACTCCCCCTAGAAGAGACCCCACATCTCTACAGAGGGAGTGAACGATTTTAGTTGTTAACTATTGACTATTGTCTACCATGCTCAAGGCTATGAAGAACAACGCCAGCAGATGAAGCTGCAGCATGTAAAAAGAAAAAGAAAGGAGTAGCATTATCACAAAACGAGGAAGAAAGAGGGATCAGTCCAGAAATAC